TATGTTCGTGCTCATGCTAAAGTTCGTTTAGCACACATGTTACAAACTTTTAACTATACTCTACCTGGAGACGTTACTGTAAATTATCAAAATATCACGACTACTGCTGAAAAGGAGATGGAAGATGTTAAATTGATGATGAAAGGCGAAAACACTCCAGACTGGATGTACTTATACCATCAATAATTAATATGGCACAACTTAGAGATTTTTATCTTAGACCTGAAACAGATCCTGCATTTCGACCAGAACAGTTAGAAGTGTATGATGAACTTGAATCGTGTCTACAACAAATTAAGATGACTCTTTTTACTCAAAAGGGAGAAGTACTTGGCGAACCTGAATTTGGTTTAGAAGTAGAGAAATACTTATTTGAATTTACAATTGATCCTTTTGCTCTTACTAAAGAAGCAGGTGGTCAAATCACTAAATATGTTGGTGAAGCTCGCAAAAGAAATATTGGAGTTAGACCTGCATCATATAAAGATGATAGAGCTGGAAGAGACATTTTTGTACTCTTAATTGATATTCCAGAACTAAAGAATCCTCTTTCTATTTTCTACGATTAATCTATTGGGCCGAAACCACGTTCGCGGCATTTCATTCGTTCTGTCTCTACAAAAGAGATAAACTTCCATGTATTTTTACATGTTTTCTTAAGATAGGAAATAAATCTTTTCATGTTTTTATAATTGACCTGTTCCTTTTACTTCGCCACCTTCAGTAGTTTCTGATCCACCTTCTGCTGGCGTCTCTGCTGCTGTTGCGGCTGGTGCTCCTCCGCCTCCGCCTGCTGGTGCAGCTCCTCCAGCGGCAGCAGCTGCTGCCTCATCTGCTTCATCTTCTTTAGAATCAAGCCACTGTTGATTTGATTCAATCTCCTCTTCAGTCATTTTAAGTTCAGTTCTAATTAAGTATTCAGTTGCAAAGAACGGAGTTCCGTCATCATTTACGATACCTTTTTTAGCCGTAAATGCAGCAATACGCTTAGCTTCGATCTCGTTCTTCTTCATCTCTTCGAAGACGTTATCATTATTGTAGATAAGACCGATTGCATTATTGAATTTGTGATCGTCACCTAGTTCAGGAAAATCTAAACACATTTGTAAATACCATGGTTTAACTATAAGTTCAGAAAAAGCAGAACGTAATCTTTTAATAAATTTCTGATAACGAACTTCCTCTCTAGTAATACCTTCAGCATTAAGAGTAAATGCACCCATACCACTTTGACCTTCCCAACGTGAATATGGAATCTTTGAATCCATTTTTAGTTTTTTATAGAAGTAGTTTAAGAGTTCAGAACCAGAAAGATTTGGTCCAGGATATTGTAATGGCTCAATTTTTACCTGTTGTTGCTGATCATTTACTGGCAACACATAGTTCTTATAGAACATCATGTTCGGTTTACCATCTACTTGTAATTCTCCAGAATCTCCATTAAAGTAAATATCTTCTTTTAAGAGATTCATAAATTCACGAACGTCCTCTTGACTCTTTTGTAAACTTTTTGATCCGACTGGAACAGTTGTTGTCAAACGGATTGGAGCGTTCATTACGTGCCAAATAACTTTACTGTGCTCAATAATTCGAAGTAAGTTAAACGATCTAATCAGACGTTCTACGAAAGAAACGCGTTTTGTTCTAAAGTGGTTGGCATAGGAAATATAGATGATCTGTGAATCGTTTAACATTCTGGTTCCACCAGTCGTTTGATCGTACTGTACCCATTGTAAAAATAATTTACCTTTAGTGTCCTTTTGTAATTGAGGTGCAATACTAGCTGGATCAAGTTCCTTGAAACCAATAATTTCAGTAGGTTTTTCTAAATTATCATATAGTATCTCAAACGCAAGGTGACCTTCTACTAAGAATTGAAATGCATATTGCCATGCTGAAATTCCTTCCGCAAATCCCCAAGCATTGTATATCTTTTGGAAGTTATCTGTATGTTTGCGTACGATTTTTTCTTGGAAATTAAGACGTTCTTCTTTTGTGTTTCCACGATACATCATTTTACCAGTAAGGTCGTTTGCATAGCAGAAACGGTTTTCATCGTCGAATACAATCATGTCATCAACGATTGTCTCTAGGATAAATTCAATTTCTCCATTGGACGCAACGTCTCTTAAACGTTCACGTTTTACTACATAATCCAATTGGAAAAAGGCGATCGCTTTACTTCTTAATTGAGAAGTAGTATCGGCAATTGCCATTGAAAACTTGAGCAGGTCATCACCAGGACCAAGTCGAGTTGATCTGGCCGAAATCTGACTTTCAATAAAACCGATTGCTTGAGAGTTTTTAAGTAGTAAGTCTTCGTATCGAGTACCGAACTTACTTAATCCTGAAAGTTTACCTCCAGTGAATCCGCGTTGTGTATCTAAAAATCCTGCCATATTATATTATTGAATTTGTAATAAACTGTTCAAAAATCTCAACTATACTGAGAGTATTTGGGAAAAGGCCAACCTGAGAAACTCTAGGTCTGACTAACATTCCAAAATTATCCCAATCAATTAATCGAGCTTCTGCAATAGTGTCTATATTATATTTATTTATTGAATAGTTTAAATTTGAAACCCCTATGATCTGACTCAAGATGGTCGTAGTGACAAAGTAGAACTTCTTGTCGAGGAGTCTTCTCTCGGTTAGGTCAATCAGTTCTCCCTCTTTAAAAAGACTTGGCATGCCGTTTTGTGAAGAGAAGGCATAATACGCTTCCATTAATTTGGCACATACTGGAGTCGGGATTACTTTAAGATTAAGAATAAGTGCAGTTTCTTTCCAATTTTCATGGAATAGCGCAAGTCCACAGGGTCTAAGATCTAAATAAGGTTTGCCATCATTAAGGAACGGAACATTCTGCTCATTAAGATTTGGTACTTGGCTGGCTATTTTAAAAGAATAAAACCTGCCTGGAATAAATTGAGCCCTATTTTGAATGATTCCGACATTTTCTGAAACCTGTTCTAGGGTGTACTGCCCATTATTCTTCTCTATGTCTTCGAATCTTTTCAAACTAATAAACTTTAGATATTTTACACCTTATTGAATAAAAAGTTTTCAGTAATAATTCCAAATCGCATTGCGTTCTTGTGAGCATAGACTTGAGCTGCTTTAAATTTTGCAGTATTAATGATGTATGCTTTTGCATGTCGAGCATAGTTTAGTGTCTGCTTTTCAGTCAGGCGCTTTGGAGGCTCAGGGGGTGTAAGATACTTGTTTGGTTTGATTTCTATTAGCCACTTAGTAAGAGTCCCGTCTGGGCTCTTTGTGACCATATAACAGTCGATCCAATACGTACTTTCCTTTTTTAGGATTGGATTATTGTATGGAATACCAACAGGTTCGGCCGCATATTCAACGATCGACTCGTTGTTATCGCAATAAGTCAGGAACTTAAGTTCCCAACTAGAACGATAAATGATTTTAGAAAGATCACCTTTATACTTATGTGGATTTTGAGGAGTAAAATACCCTTGCTTAACCCTACCGTTTTGCGGTTTCAAGAAATCTTGAATGTCCCTTTGTTTCTTCATAGCTGGACGGGATTAGATTACTCTAAGTTGTCTGCGATAAACGAATCAGCTTCGTCTGGGCCAAGTTTGCCCATTTCAACCAATTTAACAACTAACGCTGCAAGTGCAAGTTTTTCAGGAACTGACTCTTCAGACATTTCAAGTTCATTCTTTTCGAATGCTTCAGTAAGATCGTTGAATGATGCTTCAGCTGCTGCTTCTACTTCTTCTTCTGAACCCACTAACTCAACTAGTGCATCTAGGATGCTGTCGTCAATATTTAATTCTTCAGATGGCTCTGCTCCCATTTTATATGAAGCCGGAGAGCTACTGTATTCCAAAAGAGACATGATTTTATTGTTCATTATTGCTCAATATTTTTATTATTTATTAAACAAGTAATAAGTCGAAGGCTGAATCGGAAAAGTATTTGTCCAGAGTCTCATTAAATTCATTAAAAGTAAGAGCTGGCTGTTGATTTAGCATAAATCTAAAGAGATCATTAACGTCTTTGATCTTAGTATTGATCTCTTTAGTTAAAGCTGGGTAAGTTTTTCTTAAATCAGTAATTAGTAAATTCCATAAGAACA